TACATTTGATTAGTTGAAGGAAACTTTTACTTGAACACTGTGCGTAGACAGTTTATCAGATGCGCATTGAGAAATTTCATGACGTTTATTTACTTGTTTGGAAGCATGAATACGGGCTTCCATATCTTTGTGAATCTCTTCACGATGAGTATACATGTGATCCAGAATACCATCAGAAATAATCCATTGAAAGAAGTTTAGTTGGCCTACCGTAGTATCCATATCAGCGAACTTGATTCGGCGGCATCGGCAAAAAGGATCGAACATTTTTTTGCTGTACGCTTTGAGGTGGCTTTTGTAAGAGAGGTACACTATCACATACTTCCCTTGGTTGTCGAATGACACATTGTGCATCTTCGCATAATTCGTGACAAACCAATCGATCAACCTTAAAGAAAGAACCGATTCTCCCGAGAGGACGGCTTTTACCTTCTGGAGGTTCTCCGGTACTGCATAAAATTTTTCTAGACGATGTAGAACCCATTGTTCTTGACTTTGTATTTGGTCCATTACTTAAGTAAAAATCCTCTCTTAAAATGATAATGGACATATTCTATAACCCCTATATTCTAGTTATTTTCTTTATTATTTTTCTAATTGCGTATTTCGTATATCTGGATGTTGAAGGATCATTTGCTAATGAATTTTTACACTTTGGTCCTGGAGGATCAGTTGTTAATTCTGCTCAATTTATGGGGATTACGCTAGACTCATGGTCTAAAGTTCTGACTCTATATGTTATCTGCTTTACAACTGGATTACTATCAACTCATTATGATAATGTAGTTACAACAACAATTATTAATCGATTAACAGACCCAAATGTGAGTTCTATTCCATATTCTCAAGCAGGAACGTATGCGGTTGTTCTGATTGATCCATTGATCATGCATTCCCTAAAAGTGATTGAATTTTTTGCTACATTGACTCTGCAGTTTCAATTTATTTTACCACTGGTTGTCGGTTCTTATCTTGGTGGACTACCTACTGTACTAAATATCTTATCATCCAAAACGTATACGAGTTAAAGTATGGTAACCTAACTATATAATGCAACAGATTATTGATGATCTTATTCGCGACTATGGTGATTGTAACCAGAGAACCGATGCCTGGCATGATCGCAGATCTAATATGCTGACCGCATCTGAAATTTCTAAGGCTAAATCGACAGCAACTGCAGCATCCCGTCGTGAATTGATTCTTTCAAAATTGACACCCAGAGTAGGAGGTTCTGGTGGTGTAGCATCTCTAGATTGGGGAACACAATTTGAAGAAGTAGCAAAAGAACTGGTTGAACAATCGGGGGTCCAGATTAGAGACCTGGCTTGTGTTCAACATCCTGAATATTCTTTCCTTGGCGCATCACCTGATGGTTTGCTCCTAGGAACAGAACGGCATGGAAGATTGATTGAAATTAAATGTCCCATTTCTCGTGAAGTTGATCCAGGGGCTCCAATTCCAGATTCTTATTATGATCAAATTCAACTTCAACTTGCATGTACAGGACTTCAAGAATGCGAATACTCTGAATTTAAATTTGTCAAACATTCTTATGCCGAATGGACAACTAAAGAAGGTATCAAATCATGTTTTGCAGTCAATAATGACACAAGAGCAGTGACATATAAAAAACTAGAAGATACCCGAACAATTCAAGAATGGATGGTATCTTTTATGTAAGACCGACTAGATTGGGATGTGGTATACTGGTCCCTGGGTGCCAGAAAAGATCTTCTTATTCAAAAAGATACTGAATGGTTTTCTAGTAACCTGCCCTCCTTTGCATCGGTATGGCAAGAGATTGTTCAGTACAGAACAGCAGGGACTTTGCCTCCTCCGCTCAAAACCATTTTAGACCTAGACGCTATGTAATACCAAATGAAGATCTTGTGTCATCAAGATGAATATAAATATATGAAAGAATATGTAGAATCCTTTGCAGATGAACACGAGATTGTTCAGTATAACAATGACACTAAATTTGAAGAAGATGACTATCTTTGCGTTCGTCGTATTCCGAATCTTCCTTCTGGATCTAAAATAAAATTTTTGAATACAGAACAACTTTGTGTTCCCGAAAAACTGGCTCAATATAAATCTTTTATTTTTATTGCAGATGAGGTGCTCGATTATTCTGAAGAGAATGTTAAACTAGCTGGTGGAACTCATTTTCCCTATAAAGAAAACCCTCTTGAAACTGAAAAACTTCGTGGATATCTAGATGTTCCTAAAGAATATGACGTAGTGGTTGTAGGAACACAATCTGAGCGTCGTAAACAGATTATTAATGGATTGAGATCACAGTTTCTGCGTGTACATTGGATTACAGATTTGTTTGGCGATGAACGTGACAAACAGATCGGTAAGGCTCATATTCTGTTGAATCTTCACTTTTCTGATACCTATCAAGAATTTGAATCCATTCGTTGTAATCGTTGGAAATGGGCTGGGATGAAAGTTTTGACTGAACCTTGTACTCGTGTTCCTGATGGAATTTCAGTTGTTGGAAAAGACTGTCTCTACCAAAAACTAGTCAAAATGCTCGGAGATCAGAAACTTCCTCTATATAAAATTGGTCTCTCCATGATTGTCAAGGATGAATCACATATTGTTCATGAAGTTCTCCAATCCTCTCTACCTTTTATCGATACATTCTGTATTCTGGATACAGGGTCTACTGATAATACAGTTCAAATTATTCGAGACTTTTATGCGTCTAAAGGAATCCCAGGTGAAGTTCATGAAGGAGATTGGAAAGGATTTGGTAAATCAAGATCTGAAGCACTTGCTCTGTGTACCGGAAAGATGGATTACATCTTGATGATTGATGCGGATGATCTGATTGAAGGACCACCCAATGTCAAAGAGTTTCTTCTAAAAGCACTGTATACAACTAGTCCTAATGCAGCAAATATTCATATTCGTCGAGGTACGCTAGAATATGAACGAACACAACTTTTTAAGGCAGGAGATGGATGGAGATATGAAGGTGTTCTCCATGAATATCCAACAAATGACAAAACAGGTAATGTGCACGTCAGACTTCCCAAAGAAATTTGGATGAGCGGAAGAACTATTGGGGCTAGATCTATGCTTCCTGGAAATAAATATCAACGTGATGCAGAAACTATCTTGAAAGCGTTGGATGATGAACCTACAAACACTAGATACATGTTTTATTTGGCACAATCTTATCGTGATGCCGGAATGAAAGATGAGGCTGTGACCTGGTATACAAAACGTTTTGAGATTGGTGGGTGGTTTGAAGAACAGTATATTTCTGCTCTGAATTTGACCCGTCTTCTTGAATCAAAAGAATGGGCATGGAAAGCACACGAAATTTGCCCTCAAAGATCTGAATCTTTGGTTTCTTACATGTCTTTCTGCAGAGCAAGGGGAAAATGGTCACGTGAACTTCTATCTATGGCTTTGTACGCATCCATAATTCCTAAACCTGAAGGTAGTTTTCTTTTTCTGGAGGCTGATAATTATGATTGGAAAGTATGGGATGAACTTTCAATTATAGCATCCTATACTAAATCCTTTGATATTGCTAAGACAGCATACACCCGTCTTCTCAAAGACAATAAGCATCCTCCCGAACAAGATGCTCGTATTCGTAATAACTTTAAACAGACACTTATGTTGGCACAAATGAGTTGAACAGATTGACTCTGAAAGGGGTTTCAATTCCAGTTACAGCAGGAATACCTAGATCTGAAGGTGGTTTGACGTTATTTGTGACCTGCGCATAAGATGAATCCTTATTAGCATCCGTTCTTTGCATATTGGTAGTATCAACAAGTTCCAAAGAAAAGGGCTCCCAAGTTTTTGTCAGCATAGCTAAAACAACAATCGTGGCAACACCTAAAGCAATCCATGAAAGTTCTTTCATTTACATCTAAAATGGAAAAGATTTAGAGTTACCACAAGAATAAAAAGAATGGAAGACAAAGCCTTGATTACTTTGAAATCTATGCTAGAGTCTCGTGGACAAAAAGTTGGAGAACCAGAACCATTGGCATCTGTTTTGGATGAAACACGTATGTACAAGATCGGTGAAGTTCTGATAATCTTCAGTGATAAAAGTCGTATCAATGAAGCCAATCTGTCTTCCTATATCAAATTCTCTTCAGAAAATGGCTATACTAACGGAACTATTGTTGTGT